CCTCTGCGCTGACCGTGCTTTCCCTGACACCTACTCCAAGCGTCCACGGGGTTGTGCTGAAATCGAACGTGAGCATTGCATCTGGAACCTGTGTCAAAAGGCTGTTGATCGTCTGCAAGAGGTTGCTGTAGTTGCAAGAAAGAACAACCTGTCCTGTTGGTACTACGGTTCCAAGCTGCCATTTTGTGCCACCATAAAAGGCGAAAATGGTTGTCAATGCGCTTGAAAGCGTCATCTCCCATTGATCAATCGCGTCCGTTTTGATCAGCCAATCACCGATCTCACACACAGCATGGTCAAGGGTGATCGTGTTCCTTGTGTCCCCATATCCGACAGACGGCGCACGGGTACGGTAAATCCCGGCAGAGCCGTTGACCGTGAACATCTCCACGTATGTTCTGCCCTCGACCATTTCCTCCGGGATGACCTCAATTGAAGCTGTGGACAGCGGTACGATGTTCTCGTTCAGCCGCACCCGGATCGGGTGAAGCCGCCGGACTTCGTTTCCGTTGCTATCCAGCACCTTCGGCAGCTGAATCACATCCACACCCCCCGCACCCTGAATTCAACCGTAACATTGGCAGACGATGAATAAGAAAAGCTGTTGATCTTTCCGCTTGTGGCAATCAGATCATCGCTGCCGGTGCGCTTGTCCAGCAGGCTGGTCGTTCCCCGCATGATCTTCTGAATGCCTTTGTCGGTGTAGCTGATGACAACCGGCTGGGCTGTCGTTGCCCCGGCTCCTGTGATCGTGATCGAAGTATCCTCGACCGTCAACGTGATATTCGCCATCGTGCTGCTCGGCTTTACGGTCACTTCTACAAGAGCATCGCCAGCGTTTCCGGGAACGAACAGCGACCCTTGTCCACTGGTTCCGGTCAAGCTCAGTTTCGCCGGAGTTTTCTCTTCCCAGAATGGGAAATTATAAGCGGCGAATGTCAACGATAGTTCGTCCGTCCACTTCTTCGCACTCTTAATCTCCGGGAATTTAGTGCAAAGAACGTGAAGCTGTTGCCCGTCCCGGTCATTCGTCTGGAGAATCGATCCTTGCGCCCAGCGAATGACTTCCTGACACGCTTTCTGCCGCTCAGAAATGCTGTATATATGCAGTTCAAACGTGATGGTGACCGAAGTCCCATCAAACGTTTTGCCAAGCCAAATAACCCCGTTTCTGTGCGCGAGAGATGCCTTGTCAACCGTCTGCTTGGCTGTGACATGCTGGATGTCGTGAATGAGCAGATTTGGGTTGATGCTGCTCAACGCCACGCCATCCATATAAGCTTCATATCTGCTGATCATCACACATACCTCAATGCCGCCTGATTGTTCCCGGCGATTCTCATGATTTCATCTGTCAGATTCTTTCCGTCAAGGTAGCTGTTGACCGATACGCCACGCATTCCTTCCCGGACGGCCTGTGCCACGACTTGACCAAGTGCTGCCAGATTGATGCCGCTGCCGTCTTCGCCTTCTCTGTACCGGCGAGCTTGGGATGCCGTAAGCACCATTTCGTTACGGTGGAGCAATGCAGGATAGTTGTCGTATGGGACGTCCCAATTGCCTTTCGCAAAAGGCGCAGATATCGATCCAGAACCTCCATCAGGATTAGGATTATAATATATTCCAGAGCCATTATCATATGTCGTTAGCTTACCGCCAGAACTATCTGTTTCCGTTTTTACAATCGTCTTTTTTATAGTCGTATCTGTATGGGTATGGCTACTTGTGGTGCTTGCCAGATTTCGACCATCGTATCCCATCAATTTAGCAAACCAGTCAATAACGCTCTGAACAGCAGAAGCAACACCGTTAATTACACTTGATATCCCTTCGATTACTGGCGTTATAGCACTACTGACAGCATTCCAGACTGCTTCAGATTTGGCCTTTATAGATTCCCATATTCGGGCAAGAGTATTTTTAGCGGTAGTGATTGGGTCAGTGATAAAGCCCTTTATTCCCTCCCAAATAGATGAAGCAGTCGAGCTTATTGCATTCCAAACTGTTTCGGCTGCTGTTTGGATTGCAGACCAAGCAGTGTCCAATGCTGCTTTTGCGCCATCAATCGCTCCGGTGATAAATCCGGAAACAGCATTCCACGCTGTCTCTGCACTCGCCTTGATCCCGTTCCACGCTTGTCCTGCAACTGTAGAAATGGTTGTCCACGTTGTTGCAAGGGTGGTTTTTGCGGTGTCAATAGCACCGGTTACAAAACCGGAAATAGCATTCCAAACTGTTTCAGCCGTCCCCTTCAAAGAATTCCAGATTGTAATGGCTTTTTCTTTTACTGAATCCCATAATGTTACAAGCGTTGCCTTTGCTGTTTCAATCGCTGATGTGATTGCTGTTTTTATAGCTTCCCACGCGGTGCTTGCAGCAGTCTGCACGGCACTCCAAACTCCACTCAACGTGGTTTTTACAGACTCCCATGCCTCCGATACAGGCCCCGAAATATTTTCCGTCCACCATCCTTTAATAGCTTCCCACACTGTGCTTGCAGCAGTCTTGATTCCTTCCCAAATGCTTGATGCGGTTTCAGAAATTGTTCCCCAAACCGATTCCCAAGCACTATTCAAGGTTCCTTCAGGGTCGCGGATTAAATCCCCAACAAATCCTATCAATTCACCTACTGCATGAAGAATAGGACTATCGGAATTCTTTAAGACATCTCCTACTTTTTGTAAAATTTGCCCAACCGCATCAAAAATCATCGGCGCATTGTCTATGATTGCCTGTGTAAGCCCTGAAACAAGGCTAACGGCACCATCAACCAAATCAGGAAGAACATCGCCAATCAAATTAGGAAGTTCCGCACTAATAACTGGGGCAAGCTCTTTAATTGCAGTACCAATTCCACGAAGTGCAGTTCCAACAGCAGGAACAATATTGGATGCGGCGGTTTTTGCACTGTCAACAAGATTGCGAATAGCTTCATCCACATTGCCATTTGGGTCTGCAAAAGCGATTTTCAAATTAGTCCATGCCGCTTTCATTTGTCCAACAGACCCTTGGATAGTAGTAGATGCTTCTTTTGCAGTTGTCCCGGTAATGCCTAATTCTTCCTGAATGGCATGAATAGCTTCATACACATCCGAAAGGTTTTTGATATTGTATTTTTTCCCTGTAAGCTTCTGTGCGTCTTTCAAAAGACGCTGCATTTCAGATCGTGTGCCGCCATACCCCAGCTTGAGGTTGTCCAACATTGTGTAATTTTGTTTGGCAAAACCTTGATATGCATTTTGAATGGAACCCATGTCGGTTCCCATCTTGTTTGCATTGTCTGCCATGTCAACCATTGCCATGTGAGAGACTTCTGCAGCTTTTTCTGTATCACCACCCAAACTGGAAATCAGCGAAGCAGAAAAGCTCGTGACGGTCTGCATATATGTGTTAGCATCAACACCAGCAGTTTTATAAGCTTCGTGGGCGTTTTTCATTACGTCCATTTCCGCTTTCATCATGGATCTGTATGCTTCCCGTGTTTCCTTGAGCTTTTTCTGGTTTGAATCCATCGTAACACCAACGGATTCACGGTATTCGGCGAGTGTTTTCCCGCCAGTTCCGAACAGCGTTTCAATACCGCCCGTCAGCTGTTCATACTCTCCATATGCTTGAACAGCGGATTTCGTCAGGCCAGCAACCACACTACCGGCAGCAGCAAGAGCTGCACCGGCCACACTAACAGTTGTCTTTGCTGCGTTGCCAATACCACCAAGGACGTTTCCCAGCTTGCTGCCTTTTCCTTCAGCTTCTTCTATTCCCTTGTCAAAGCTTGTCGAATCAAGCGTCAGCTTTGCTGCAAGCGTGAAAATATCCATTTGTTCTCCTTTCTGATCACCCGGCTAACGTGTCCAGTTTATTTAGAATGCCGTCAATGATCTGATTAGTTGATAAAGGTTCCTGCTTTTGTTCGTGACTGAAGATTTCACTATACAACGTTAATTCTGAATCGTATTTCGGACAAACATTTAGGCAAAGAAGATCGGCAACATATTCTTTCCAGAAATCAGATTTTATTCTGTCTTCAACGGCTATCGACAAAGCATAAATGCCATGATAACCGTATTGGAGTAAGATCAGGACAATCAGTTTTCTGCGTTCTTCGTCTGATTGCCTGATGAGTTGAAAAAACCAAGGAAATCCTCATCGAAACTTTCCCGAAGCTCTTTCACAGTGCTGACAAAGTTCATCTTGCCAACCTTGCTGACAGGTTGCAAAGTCAATGCGCCAACAATGGCAAACAGATCATCTTTATGATCCTTCATGCAGAAAGCTACCGCTTGCGGAAGAAGTGTCGCAACGATCTGCACGGTGTCCATGCCTTTCGCATTGGCGAGCTTTTCCAGCATCGGTTTTGTGTTCTCATCATTCAGAAGATTCTGAATAGCTGGGGCAATCTTTACCATTGCATCTGCAGCCTGTTCATTGGTCATTTCAGAAATTTTCACTTTCTTATCCTCCTATAAAAAGTGAAGGGGAGGGGAATACCCCCATCCCCATGAAATGGTTACAAGTTGTTGCTGTTTACCTGTTATTACGCAGCGTCAAAGAAAACGATCTCGCACGGAGCCTCATCGTAATCTTCCACATCGCCCTGATGAGCATGGAACTCGCAGTTGATAGTTCCCTCGTTCTTGTCCGCGAACGTAAGGGTAAAATCAGCAGTGTTCAGGGCATTGTACAGGCAAATCAGGACGAATCCCTTGGAGGTGTCGCCGATCCAGACGATATTCTCCAAATAGTCCTCGTCCTCAATGGCCGTACGCAGCGCAATCGTGGTTTTGCTGTTGCTGGTAGTGACATCAGCGTTGCCGAGAACGTGCTTGATATGTTCCGGCGTGACCTCGATCAGCGTCTCGCTCAAGAAAGCATCTGCGCTGTCTACGATTTCAGACCCCTTGAACCGATAGCGAACGCCATCGGCTTCCACCTGACGGATTTCACGGGTAATGGTGAACGTGCCACCTCCACGTGTAGCTCCAAGGATGCCGGTTCCAGCCGTCTTAGCCGCAGCGATGGCGGTTTTCAGAGCAGCGGCATCGGCAATGTTCTCATAGTCAAAATTCACAAGCGTGATCCCGGCGTTCAGCTGCAGATGTTCATAGGTTTCTTTCCGCAGCGGAGTGGTCACATTGCTTTTAACTCCCATAGCTTTTCCTTTCTCCGGGTTACACTCCCGGTGTGTGATACGAATTGATTGATAGATTGATGTATGCGCTTCTGTAATCTCCGTCCACTATCAGCTGGATCATTGGAGACTCAGGCCAGATAACCAGATAACCGTTTTCAAGTTCGATTTTTAACCCGCTCCCGATCTCTTGGCATATTTCATCCGCTTTGGTGAACAATTCAGTATTGCTGGTTGTCCTATACCATACTTGCAGATAGAAACTTGCTTTCTGGTTCCACTCAGGTTCAACGAGAGGGAATGTGATGTAGGGGAGTGTTACAGGATCAGGGACAGAACCGTTTGCGTACGCTGGAAGTCCGAACCCGCTGGCGAACGTTTTTAGAGCTGTGGCCACCTCCATCATGTTGGCAACACCCATCTTTCAGCCGTGACTTTGGCAATCGGAACTGTGCTTGCGGTAGGAGCTTTGCTGTCAACAGCGCGGCTTGTTACTCTGAATATTTCTCCGTCAGACACTCGACGAAGCACATCATGAAACTCAAGCGTCATTGATTTGTCGGTCACGATGGTAAATATCTCTGATATGCCACTTTTTTCGGCAATCTGAGCCTCGTTGCTGCTGTTTTTGATCACAGCCGCCTTGAATGTTACGCCATCCTGATAATCGTCTTTATATCCACCAACAGGATCGTCTACTTTGACTTTGTTCAGGAATACGCAATCCTCCATCATGGATTCAATCAGAGTCAAAAGCTCAACCTCCTCCACCTGTCAAGATCTGTCTTGAAAACGTCTTGCCAGCTTACGGAAGGGTTGCCGCCGCCAGCTCTGTTGACAGTCTGCTTTGTGTAGCTATAAACGCCAATGACACTCTCACTCGTATACGGGCTGTTTATCGAATTCCCGTATTGTTCCACCCAATCTTTGATCTCTCCGGCAAGTGCAATCATCGTAGGAGGAACCGACAATGCACAAACGCTCCCTGAAAACGTTTCGTCCCGAAGCCCCGCCGCTTCTGTGTCATCGTCATTCCGAATACCGGATTCGTGATACGTGTAAACGCCATCGTTGAGGTCGCTTCCTACAATCCAAATCCGTTGCCCTTCTTTAAGAGCAACGGAGGGAGAAATAGCCCCATTTTCAATCGTGTAGGTTCCGGGGTTCGGTGAATTGATGAACATGTTGTGAATGTATTCAAGCACCTTCTGAAGCATTTTTCTCCCTCCTTTCGCTCTTATTTCTTTGCAGTGCCGCTTGTTGGCGTTTTTTTGCGGGTTCTGGCAGTCTGTTTTGGCTTGGACGGTATATTGCCGCCATGATAGC